GTAAAAGATATAATTTTTCATGGCCCAAAAGTGAGATTATTAAATCATGTTTAGCGGCAAAGTATCATAGAGGTATTGATCAGCATGGTATACAATGGCCCGTTGATGAAGCCCCAGTGCCTACAACTTCTTGGAGTGAAGCATTATCTAAAGTTACACAAACTCCACTCAATCAAATGAAATTTTCTAAGGTACATTCGGGAGGTCTTCCTGGACACAGAGATTTTAGTAAATTATGTTCCTTAAATTTTCCACTTGTGGGCGATTTTATTAATAGCTCAATTATATTTGTTGATGACTTTAATGAATTACTTGAAGAAATAAGTGGCGAAGAAGTTTATCTAATAAACACTAGACAACTTCATGCTGTTAAAAATAAAACAGAAAAAGAAAGAATTACACTTACAATAGGATTTGATAGTCCATATAGCATAATTAAAGAACGGTTAAAATATGAATGATGATGACAAAGCTCTTGTACGATTGAGTACAATGTGTGATTGGATTGAAATGACACCAGGTTTTAAAAGAGATAAGTTGTTAGACGAATTAAAACCTTTTGAGAAGGATTGGAAAAGATATAATTACAATGAAAAAAAACCAAACAATCGTTGGGGATTAAGTGTAACTAGTATTGATGGTGGTCTTCACGGCGTTCCTGATTTATCAAGTTTAAGAGATTGGGAAACACAAACTGGAGAGACTATACACAACCATGATTTAAATGTACCAACAGACGTATATAAGAACTGTCCTACATTACAAGCAATATTAGAACCATGGAAACCTTGGTTAGGCCGTTGTCACTTCTTACGAATGGATAGAGGAAGTTATTTTCCTGAGCACTTTGATGTTAATAAAGAAGATTATAGTTATGATGAAGTTAGATTTGTTGGGTTTGTTAGATGCAATGATAAAGATTTTAAATGGATTTATGATGACAAAATTATCAAAGGTAAACAAGGTACTCTTTTTTATTTTAATGGTAATAAAAGACACAGTGTTCATTCTACTACTGACGGAATAATTTTATTAGTTATGTGTTTAAAATTTGATAAAGACTTATTTCAAAAAATGTTAGATCATGGTAGAGTAAAATAAATGCTTTCTATATTATGGTGTTCGTTAGGAATTATAGCCGGAGTGTTGTTTGGTATTATACCAGGCGCTGGTCCTTTCTTAGCGATTGCAACGTTCTATCCATTACTACTTACTTTAGACCCATTTAATATATTACTATTCTATACAACAATACCAATTGTATCTAACTATACCAATTCTGTTACAGCTATCTTATATGGTATACCTGGTGATGCCTCATCTGTAGTTACTGCTAGACATGGACACAAATTATTCTTAAAAGGCAAGGGACATTTGGCTGTTAGTAATAACGCAATTTCAAGTACAATAGGTTCTATCTTTGCCATTGGAATGTTCTTATTATTTCTGTCTAGTCTATACAGTATATTTCAATTCTATAATAGTACCTTACAATTAAGTATTATATGTGTAGCAATAGTCTTATTAACCTTTATGTCAAAACAAAAGGTGTGGAAAACTATACTTCTCTTTTTACTAGGTGGTGTATTAGCAAAGATAGGTTTTAATAATACAACATTTGAAACATGGGGAACATTTGGTATTGATTACTTAACATTAGGTATTCCTTTTAGTGCTGTTATGATTTGTCTATACATTATACCAGAATTATTAAAATTTAAAGACATTAAGATAGGAGAACAACAAAAGATAACTAAATTTGGTTATAATACAAGTACCTTATCATCAACTGGTATAGGAGGTTTTGTAGGGTTCTGGTGTGGTCTTATTCCAGGAGTTACGAATATACTAGGTAGTTATTTGAGTGCCAGCTTTGTTAAGAAAGATTTAAATAAGATAGCAGCAGCTGAAGCGGCAAACAATAGTGGTTCGTTAAGCTCATTATTACCTCTAATCATATTAGGTATACCAATTGTTGCTAGTGAAGTATTGATTTTTTATTTGATTGTTACAAAAGGTTTTGTCTTTAGTGTAGATTCAATAAATTACTTTACTAATATTCTGTATTATGTTCCTTTTGTTTTATTAGTAAGTTTAATATTATCCTGGGGTTGTTTTAATATGTTAGGAACATTAGCACAAATATATAAAAAACATAAGAATACACTTATTATTGCTATCGTAACGTTCATATGTATTATGAGTATAAACATTTATCCAATAAAAGAATGGATGGTTATATCATTAGTAATATTAGGTGTTGTTGGATATTCGTTAAGAAAAGTCGATACTTTTCCTATATTATATGGATATTTTTTAACAGATTTGTTTTGGGATAATTTAATGAGAGTGATGGTGATATATTAATGAAACATTTAATATTAGGATTTCCAAGAGGTTGGCACAGATATGAATGTCTTGTAAAAGGATTAAGAGCCAATGGACATAACGTAGATGTTGTTACTGAAAACTTTGATGATATAGTAGGTCCATATGACAGAGTCTATACGATATCAGAAAGTTTATTACCTATACAAGCAAAGTTAGAGAAACAATGGGGCATAAACAATGTATCGGAAAAGGCCGCTGATATCTTATCAGATAAATCAAAGATGGATAACTGGTGTATTGATATAGGTCTTAATAGTATTGTTCCTCATAGTGTTATACCCACAGATCATACTCATTTAGATGTATTTGAGAATAAACCTTTTATAATAAAACCAGTTATTGGTTCAGGCGCAAAGCCAGGTGGATTAAACTATCTATCGTTTAAAAATAAGAAAGATTTTTTGTTACACGCTGAGTCATCATTCTTTGAAGATAATAAAAAAGGTAAATCAGATGGTGAGTTCAATAATCGTAATAACTATCATATGGCTCAAGAACAATTACCAGACGATGCTGTTCTGTGGGGTCCCTATGGTTATGTAAATGATAAACGAGAGTTTAAAATTTTATTGTGGGCTAGAGGTAAGACTGCTCACAATCAAATTAGTCAGTATTCATATGAAACAAAAGGTAGTGGCTGGATGAGCTTTGATGCTAAAGATGTTCCTAAAGATGTTATAGAAACAGCTGATAACTTTTTTAATAAACTTATTCCTAGTTTAAATTTAAAGAATATGTTTTTTTCTGGACCAGACTTTTACAAATGGGAAGATACTATAAAATATATAGATTGTAACCCTAGACTAGGACAAGGATTACAACAGATGGACTCTATTCATAGAAATGAGATAATGCCAAAAGTTTTAAATGATGAATCAGTTTCTTTTAATAAACAATTTTACTGGGTTGCCTCTAAATTAAAACCAGGTACAATAAAATCTGTGAAAGATATTAGTCACTTATCTAATTATTTTGTTTTGACTAATAATCATTTGGATAGGTTAAAACCTGGTAAGACAATACCAAAGTTTACTCACATTACAGCTGATAGACAGCTTAGAATTTCTTTTCTAATTACTGGCGCTGACGAAAATGAAATGGAAAAAACATTCAATCTCGTCAACACCGAACTTCAAAATTGTATTGAATACGTTTAGTTACTATTTAAAGTAACAGCAGCTTCAACTTTATTTACAAGTGAAGTTGCGTTATCGTTATTCATTACATAAGTTACTGAACCAGCGAAGGCAGTCTGCCACGCTTCTGTCATTGATAATTCAGATACTGCTTTTCTGAATTCTTCTAGTGCTCCATTTTCAGGATTAACAGCTAAAATGATATCAACAAACGCATATTCTATATCACCTTCAGAACTAAATGCGAAACAGTTTCCGTCAGCTTCAACTTTTGATTGTTTAGTTTGAATTGTAAAGATAGTATCTGCATCTTTACCTAGATAACCTCTAGTCGTAGAACCACTACCATCGTAAGGTACGATCTCAAAGTTTACGTTGTTACTTTTTCCTAAATCATTAAGAAATTTTGTAACTGATGGGATTGAACCCCATGTTGCAATCTTAATATCTTTACCACTCATATCTGATAATGAATTAAAAGTACGACTACAAAGAATAGTCTCGGATGCTTGAACAGCAACGATTGTATTTTTATCTATAACTACAGATGGAAGAGATGCATCTCCTGGCCATTCTGTTGACCACATAGTAAGAACATTACTATTATCAAAGTGTGTTCCTGCTACTACTGGGTTATTTGCTTGAATAAAATTAGAGTTATCTAATTTGTCAGCAATCATTGTTAATACTTGGTGAAATCCACCGGTATCACTACCCGCATTTACAAGAGTGGTTTTAGTTTGCGCAAATGATGTATTCGTTAATAATATCATCAAAAACGTAATTATATATTTTTTCATATTTTCCTCATTAGTTTTTTTAATTATAATTATTCACATAATAACATATTTTTCAATATTTGTCAAGTGTGAAACGTATGGAAAACTACAGTATTTCTTCTTTTAAATTCTTATCTATACTAAAATTAGGTCACAAAAAACTGTATAAATAATAGTAATCGGTTATAAATATACTATGAGTATTATAGAAACATCTAAGGAATAGACACAAATGACAAAACAACTAGTAGGTATTGGAACAACAGCAAATGACGCATCAGGAGATACGTTAAGAGTAGGTGCTACTAAAATAAATGACAACTTCAACGAAATTTACACCGGTTTTGGTGACGGAACAACATTAAATACTACTATTAGTTTAGGTG